TGTTATTGACAAATATGGTCGTATTGGTGCTCGTAAAGGCTGGACAAAAGTAAACACTACTTCTTCTGGATCTACAGAGAAGTTTAAAACTATATTTGAATTAGTAAAGTCTGATGGTAATGTCTTATTCAGTGCAGCTAATAATAAAATATATACTGGCACAGCTACACTAACTGCTGCAGTAAACGGAACAGTTACAAATGCTGCTGGTACAGGAACAACTGCCTATACTATTACTGATGACAATTGGCAGGTTGCTTCAATGCCTTACAATCATGGTGGGAATACTTCTTCTCATGCTGTGTTTGCTCAATTAGGTCATCCAATACTAGTATATCATAAGTTAGGCAATTCCTCTCATAATCATACTGGATCATATGGTTTTCAAAGACTAGGTGATGTTGGTACTTTACCTGCTGCATATACTGTAACTACTTTTACACCAGACTGTGCATTGACAGCTTATGGTCGTCTGTGGGTAGCTAACATTACTGGTGATAATCAAACCATTTACTTCAGTGATTTACAAGATCCATCTAACTTCACTACAGGTACTTCAGGTTACTTAGATATTAGTACTGTTATTCCTACTGGAGATGGTATTGTAGCACTGGCAGCACATAATGGATTTTTAATTATCTTCTGTCATCGCAGTATCTTAGTGTATGCTAGTCCTAAAGATCCATCAACAATGACATTAAGCGATGTTATTAAAGGATTTGGTTGTATTGCTCGTGATTCAGTTGTCTCTGTGTATGGATCAGATATAATGTTCTTATCTGAGACAGGTGTTCAATCTCTTGGTCGTTTAATTCAAGAGAAGTCTATGCCCTTAAGAGATGTCTCTAAAAATGTTCGTGATGATCTTATTGCTAACGTAGCTACTGAAACTTTAAAAGATATTAAAGCAGTATATTATGCACCAGATGCTTTTTATTTATTATCCCTTCCTTCTACTGGGTTTACATATTGTTTTGATACTCGTGGTATGTTAGAGAACGGAGCAGCAAGAACAACTATATGGAAAGAAATGATTCCTCGTTCTTTTTGTGTGACTGAAGATAAAAAATTATACATAGGTAAAACAGGATATATAGGTTATTACAATGGGTACTTAGATAATGATACTACATATCGTTGGTCTTACTACACAAATTACTTTGATTTTGAACAACCTACTTCATTAAAAATTCTTAAAAAACTAGGATTAGTGGTTATTGGTGGAGGTAATCAAGACATTGCAATTAAATGGGGTTTTGATTACACTAACAATTATAATAGTAGTGTTGTTAGTTTAGATACTATTAATACTATTTACGAATATGGGACTGCTGAATACGGAATAGCAGAGTATTCTAATGGTATAGTCTTAGATGTACTAAAATTTAATGCTTCAGGATCAGGACGAGTATTACAAATTGGATTTGAATCAGATATTATTGGATATCCTTTATCTATTCAAAAAGTAGACGTAGCTATGAAAACAGGTAAAAATATTTAAGGATTACATATGTCAGATTATACAAAGTCAACTAATTTTACAGTAAAAGACACTCTCCCAACTGGTAACTCAGGAAAGATTGTTAAAGGTACTGAACTAGATACTGAATTTACAGCAATTGCTTCAGCTATTTCATCTAAAGCTGATATATCTAGTCCTGCTTTATTAGGCACACCTACTGCTCCTACTGCTTCTTCTGGAACAAACACTACTCAACTAGCTACTACAGCTTTTGTAACTGCTGCCTTGTCTGCTGCTTATCCAGTAGGTTCTATTTATATTAATTCTGGTGTCTCTACTAATCCAGCTACGTTGTTAGGCTTTGGTACATGGACAGCTTTTGGTGCTGGTAAAGTATTAGTTGGTCTTAATGCTTCTGATGCTTCATTCGATACATTGGAAAAGACTGGTGGTTCTAAAGATTCTGTTGTTGTAAGTCATACACATACTGCTACTGTTACCGATCCTGGTCATTTACATACTTATACAAAACCACAGGGAACTGATACTGTAAGTGGCGGTGGAATAACTATACAAACAAATTCAGGAGCAACAACAGCAAACACTTCTACTGCAGTAACTGGTATTTCAGTAGCTAACAGTACAACAGGTTCTAGTGGTACTAACGCTAATTTACAACCATACATTACTGTAAATATGTGGAAGCGTACTGCTTGATAAAAGTACCAGTAGTCAACAGAATAGACTACACAATGTATTTAGAACCTTGTCAAGATATGTTGTGGTTTCACACTGATATTCGTAAATGGACATCAGAAGTAAAGAAAGAATACTTAAAAGATTTAGAAACACTGCAGCACTTAGTAGCTATTCCTTTAGTAGCTTTAGTAGAAGAAGAAAACACTAAGCTTGCTAAGTTTGGTAAATCAATAGGATGGATTAAGATGAATCAGTTAGATATTAACGATAAGAAATATGATGTATACACTAGGAGCAAAACATGGGTGGCATAGTAAGTTCAATATTAGATCCAATCACAGGAGCTAGTGGGGTTAGAAACGCTGCTAACACTGCTGCAGAACAACAGAGACAAGCAGGTATAACCTCTGCTAATATATCTGCATTTCGTCCTGTAGGAATGACTAACAGATTTGGAACATCTCAGTTCACTCGTGAGATTGATCCAACTACTGGTGTTCCTTATATCTCTAGTGCAGGATATACTGCTGCTCCTGAGTTATCTCAGTTACAGAATCAGTTATTTGGTCAATTCAATCCTGCGTATGCTCAAGGACAGAATACTGCTGCTCAGTATGCTCCACTAAGTGGTGCTTCTCAAAGTCTATTTAACCTTGGTCAACAATACTTAGCTCAGTCTCCTGAGCAAGCTGCTCAAGACTACATGACTTCACAGCAGAACTTATTAGCTCCTCAACGTGAACAACAATTAGCTCAATTACGTAATCAACAATTTCAAACTGGTCGTACTGGTTTAGCTACTGGTGGTACTGTTGCAGGTGGAATGGCTCAAACTAATCCTGAGATGGCTGCTTACTATAATTCTATTGCTAATCAGAATCTAGGTCTTGCTTCTCAAGCTCAACAAGCTGGTCAACAACGTGCTCAGTTTGGTGCTTCATTATTTGGCACTGGTGCTGGTCTACTAAATACACAAGTTGGTGGTCAAGCTGGTGCATATGCTCCGTTGCAAACTCAATTAGGTTTATCTGGTCAAGTAGAACAGATGTCTCAACAACCATATCAATTAGGTCTACAGCTAGGTACAGCACAACAACCAGGTCAAACTGCAGGTGCAGGTCAGTATAACCAAGGACAGTTGATGGGTGCTCAGACACAATATCAAGGTGCTCTACAATCTCAACAAATGAATAACCAATTCTTGTCTTCATTGATTGGTTCTGCTGCTCTTGCTGGTGCTGGTGGTATGTTTAGTGGTGCAGCAGGTGCTGCTCCTACAGCTATTCCTGCATACTCAGGATCTATGGATTTTTATGGTGGAGCTAGTCCCACAGTGATGGGTGCTAATCGTGGTGTAACTGCAGGATATAGTAACCTTTTTTAAGGAATAATTATGGGACAGAATGTAAATTACTTATTAGGCGGTCAGTCACAGATGTTAGGTGCTGATCCAGAATTATATCGTCAGCAATTAATTCAGCAAGAACAACAACGTATCTCTGCATTACCTCAACAGAGTCAGCTAGGTGCTACTCTTGGTGGATTGCTTGGTCGTGGTATTGGTAACGTAGCTAATGATCGTGGCTTCTTTGAAGTTACTAATCCTGTATTACAAAAGTTAACTCAAATACAAAGTGTTTACGATACATCAATGAAAGAAGCAGATCCTAATGATCCTATGTCTTTCTATACTACATTACAAAAGAATTTTGCTAGTGCTGGCTTAGGTCAACAAGCAATGATGGCTCAAGCAGAGGCTAGTAAATTTAAAGGTGTTGATATTAAGAACAAGAAAGATCTTACTGATCTCTATACTTCTAATCCAGGTGAATTGGATAGTGCTATTCAACGTGCTACTCAGACTGGTGATGAGAAAACTGTTACAAATCTCACCACTCTTAAAGATACTATTGAGAAGAAACGTAGTCTTGACTTAGTTAAAGAGCAAGCCGATATCAACCTTAGAAATGCTCAAACAGAACAAGCAAGGGCTGCTGCTCAACGTCAGATAACTGATATTGAATCTGGTAAGTACGACTGGAAAGTTATCAACGATATTACTGGTACTCCTGTATCAATGGCTAAGATCGACAAGAAGACTGGTGAAACAACTTATGAACCGATTCCTGAAGCTGCTATTGCAAGACCAGGAGCAAAGCCACCTGCTGTCGCAGTCCCTAAAACTGAAACACCTGGAAGCTGGAAACTAGTACCTAATCCTGGAGCTAAGTAATGGCTCAGTACACTATTCAAGCCCCAGATGGTAAGACAATTACTATCGAAGGTCCTGAAGGTGCGTCTGAAGCTGAAGTAATTGCTAAGGCTCAGGAGTTATATAAGCCTACGTACACTACAGGTGAGATTGTATCTCGTGGTTTAGAGAGAGGCATAACCTCGTCCATGCGTGGACTATCTCAGATAACTGGTGCAGATCAAGCAGTCCCTACTGCTGAGTCTTATGATATCTTAGGCAACATTACATCCAATCAACCAGTTCAAGGACAGCTCAGTCCTGCAGAAATAGATAAACAAAAGCAAGCAGAACTAGAGTTCATGCGTCAACAGTCTCCAGTTACAGCGTATGCTTCTCAAATTGCTGGTAATATTCTAGATCCAGTTAACTTACTTCCAATTGGTCGTATAACTACTGCTGCTCAAGGTGCTAAAAATTTAGCAATAGCTGGTGGTATTGGTGGTCTATTAGAACCAGTATATGGTGAAGATTCTAGACTCCTTAATACAGCCGCAGGAGCAGGGTTTGGAGGAGTTTTAGGAGCAGGTGCAGGGGCATTGGCACAACGCTTTGGAAAACCTCTCATAGAGGCTCTAACACCTGCTGCTGAGGAAGCTCAACGTAAGGCTGGTGTTCCATATATTCTAGGTGGTACTGGTAGAGATAATACTGTATTCCCTGAAGGCATAGGAGAAGTAGGTCAAGCTGCTCAGGCTGGGGCTAAGTCACTACAGGATAACATTGCTCCTTGGATGCAGAACATAGCAGACGCTGAGACACGTACTAAAATTGAAACAGATATTACTAATGGTGATTATCGTTCTTTCTTTACTGATACTCCTTTTAGAATGGCTGACTCTCCATCATTTAGAATAGAGCAAGCATTCTCTGCAGACAATCCATTACGTGAACAGAACTTAGCAGCTTACCTTAAAGCTGGATACAAAGCTGAAGATCCAGAACAATTACTAACTCGTATCGCTGCAGCTAATAGAGCTGGTATTGGTGCAGAATTAGATACAGTTCCAATCAATATTCCTGCAGAGTCTGCTGTCAACTTCTTATTGAATCGTAAAGTTCAAGAGATTGGTGGTCATGACTTAATGACTGCATATATACCACAACTACAACGTGGTGTAGACATGATTCAAAACATTGATGAACTATTCCTTAATGGTCGTGCTGCAGGTATGACAGATGCAGAAATCGCTGCTGTATTTAAAAAGGACTTTGATGAAGTTAAACCAATCCTCTTCTCAGCAATCGGAAACGTATCCAATATTGGTCGTGCTTTACAAGCAGCTAAAGCTCAGAAGCGAGTTATTGGTTCTACTGAAGAAATTATCAAAGGACTCAGCAAGAATGGTGGACAAGAGTTAAATGATATTTTAGCTCTTAAAGATGCAGTGTCCATGATTAAGAATGCTCCTGGTACTAGTTTTGATAAGAATGCTTCTATTGCTAGTCTTACTAAAGACATGGTTAAACAACCTAACTGGAAAGATAAATTCGGTGAGTATGTCGTTAACGCTTATATCTCTGGTCTTGCGACTCCTGCAGTTAACGCTGCTTCTGGTATTGCTAAGTTAGGACTACTCAGTGCAGAGCGTATCATTCAAGCTGCTACTCCAGGAAGTAAAGTAACTCTTCGTGAAGTTATCCCTGCATTTAAAGGTATGATGGATGGTGTATTAGAAGGTGCTTACTTTGCTAAAGAAGGTTTCTTAAAAGGTAGTCCTCTTGATGCAGCAATGCCTGAGATCAAAGGTGCTATTGGTATGCAAGAAGGTGCATCAAAGATTGAACAAGCAATTGGTAAATTAGTTCGTACACCTGGTCGTGTTGGTGTGGGTACTGACGAGTTCTTTAAAGCTATCTTCCGTAAGATGGAGTTTAATGCTCAAGCTGCTCGTCTTGCTGGTAGTGGTAAGTATGGTGATTCTGAGACAGTATACAACTTACTACGTAATGTAAATACTAAAGCTGCTGACTGGAGAGACAATGTTCTCAAAGCTCCTGGCTTAGCTAATATGTCTGATGCAACTCGTATGCAACTGATTAAAGACGTAGGGGATTTTGCTAAGGCTGCTACATTCCAACAAGACTTAGGTAAGTTTGGTCAGAACGTGTTGCGTTTCAGAGCACAACATCCTGAGATGGCATGGGTAGTTCCGTTTGTTAAGACACCTATTAACATCATGAAGGATGCATTGTCTTATACTCCATTAGGTGTGTTCTCTAAAAATATGCCTACTGATGTTAAGATTGCTCGTACTGCTATTGGTGTTGGTATGGCTACTGCTGTTGCTCAAGCTATTGGATCTAACAATCTAACAGGCAGTTATCCTAAAGAAGCAGATAAACGTAATGCTATGATTGCTGCAGGTCTTCCTGAGTATAGTGTTAAGATTGGCGATACATGGTATTCATACGCTCGTGTTGAACCTTTAGCTACTATCATGGGATCTACTGCTGATGGTATTACTGCAGTGCGTAATTACTATAGTAAGAATCCTATGGATCGTAAGATTAAAGATTTAACTCTTGATGTAATCGGTGGCATTACAAAGAACATTGCGTCTAAGACATTCTTAGAAGGTATCTCTGGTGTCCTACAAGCACTTCATGATCCTGCTCGTTATGGTGGAAGCTTTATCAATAGCTTTGCTGGTCTATTAGTACCATCATTCGTAGCAGCTCCTGCTCGTGCTCAAGATCCTAACATGCGTGTAGTAACTAACTTTGGTGAAGCAGTGCAGAATCGTATTCCTAATTTTAATTTAGGAACTGGTATTCCAGGAAGACAAGAACTGCCTGTTCAGTCTATGATCTATGGCGGTGAGCGTCCTAATCCTTCTGCAGGTTTTGCAGCATTTACTGGTATTCAAACTGCACCAGCAACACAGAATGAAATCCAAAAAGAAGCTGCTCGTGTTAAGCTAGACTTTAACTTACCAAGCAAATCTCTCAAGGGTGTAGAATTATCTGGTAATGATCAGGCTAACTATCAAGCAATCTCTAGTCAGTATGCTGATCAAATCTTAGCTGCAATTATAGCATCGCCTAGTTATCAAGCTGCTCCTGATTCTTTAAAGAAAGTTATTCTTGAAAAAGGATTAACTAATGCAAGGCAAACTGCAACTAAGATTATGTTTGGTGCTAAGGTACAAGACCCTGAATTCAGAGCACAGTACATTCATAAGAAACTAAGTAAAAAAGGTATAGAAGAAGAATGATTTATGACAGACCCATATGGATTAAACGAAGGAGTAAAGTCACTCACTGGTAGTCTTGATGCTAGTCGAGAAAGTGCAAAGTCACTAACTAAACAAGTTGAAGCAATTCAAAAAGATGCTACAGATGTTGCTCAACAAAAAGCTAGAGAAAGAAGAACTGCTCAAAGAGAAGCAGAGTTTAAAAAACAACAAGCTATATTCAGAGCATTAGAAGAATACAAGCGTCGTAAGATATTAACAGATCAAGAAGTTGAATTAAAGAAACAATTCATTAAGCAGTATGGAACTAAAGAATGGGAATCTGTATTGAAGATAAAGAATGAAATAGAGGCTCTAGAGAAACACAATATTGAAGAGTTTCAACATGATTTAAAATCAGTAAGAAGAGTACAGTTCTGGTGTTTCTTTGTAGCTGCATTTATTGCATGGTATCTAACCTGGGGAATTAAATAATGTTTGGAATAGACGACATCATTGGTGTAGGAATGAAGCTGGTTGATAAGCTAATTCCTGATCCTGCTGCTAAAGCACAAGCACAACTAGATCTAGCTAAGTTAGCTCAGGATGGAAAGCTTGCTGATATTCAAGCAGACATTAACGAACAGAACAATGTATCAGATCGTTGGAAAGCTGACATGTCGTCTGACTCTTGGCTATCTAAGAACATTAGACCTATGGCTCTGATAGCTATCCTTGGTGGATACTTTGTCTTTGCTATGATGTCTGCATTTGGATTGAATGCTAATGAGAGTTACGTAACTTTGCTCGGAAATTGGGGCATGCTCGTTTTTGGTGCATATTTCGGTTCACGTAGCCTAGAGAAAATAACTGAACTAAGGAACAAATCTAAATGAACTTAAGTGAACACTTTACTCTAGAAGAATTAACTGCTACTTCTCATAGAGAGTTTGACAATACTCCTAAAGCTAGTGAACTGGCTAATCTAATGAGACTAGCAGCTTTGCTTGAACAGGTTAAGACAGTCTTAGGTAATAAGCCTGTGATGATTAACTCTGGTTTTAGATCTAAACAAGTGAATGATTCTGTTGGATCTAAGGATACTAGTCAACATAGAATAGGTTGTGCTGCTGATATACGAATCCCAGGAATGACCCCTAATGAGGTAGTGAAGGCGATCATGGACTCAGACATACCCTATGATCAACTCATCAGAGAATTCGATTCCTGGACTCATATAAGCGTTCCTAACACTAATACTGATAAACCAAGAAGACAAGCCCTTATCATTGATAAACAAGGAACTCGTCTTTACTCTTAGTTAAATACTCCAGCTATCTCCCTTAAGGAAGGAAGCCATAATCCTTACAATACCTAAGTCAAGGATTAGGTGAGTAGCGTCTGATTCTTCTAGGTTGACATACTCAATACCTACCATGAATCCCATAATAAAATGTAGTTCTAATATCATTACTGCTCCTTATTAAATTTCACAGTTACCTGCAGTACAGCTCAACATCTGAGCACCTTCGACATTATCGTCATACTCCTTGAAGTTCTCCCAGTTTACTGTCTCTGGTACTAGCAGCTTCAGTCTGTTGTAAGTCTCTTCATCACACTCCTCATAAGGTGCTTGCTTGTATGTTCCACCATCCATTGGCAGGAATGATACACCAGTCACTTCATCAAAATGCTTGAACGTCCAAGCCCCTACATCCATCCATTCTTTCTCTAATACAGAGATAGTTACTGAAGGCTTATGCTCACAGTAGTGACGCTGGAATAATAACCACAACTTTAAGTGTTGAATCGCTGACAAGTCTTCACGTAGTAATGCACCATCAGCTACTGCTACAGGGAAACTAAAGACTGTAGTAGACTCAGGTTTCATAACACAAGGCTCTGCTACAAACCCTGCCTGGATCATGAACTGTGTTAAAGGATCTTTGTTATCAGCTCGAACCCTTCGAATGTAAAACTTACTGTGTTGAGGATGAATGCCACTAGCAGTAGAACAAAGCTGACTAACAGTTCCTTCTGGTTTGACCGCAGTAACAGCAACTGATTGATTGATGCCAATAGCAGCAGCATATTCAGCATTGACAGCAATAGCAATATCACGTAACTTCTCCAATCGAGCAGGTAATGATTCATCATCAGGGTTATTCAACAAAGTGTTATCACATATACCAGTCATCGACACACCAAGTAATGCTTCTTCTTCTGTGTTCTTCTGCCATATCTTACGCAAGTAAGGGAAGTCTGTTAACGATGCTTGAAATGTTCCAAGGATTGTAGCAAGACGGATTTTATTTTCAATTGAATCAATATCGTCATCAGAGCGAATGATGCAGCTAGACAGATTACAGAATTGATAAGGACGTAGAATGATTTCTGAACATGGGTTTGTTCCAAACTCATAAGTCGAATCTCGTCGTCCATTCTTAGCAGCTTGTTTCTGAGAAGCTTCACGATTAAAGATACCACGTTCTCCAGAATGCGACTCATAGATAGAACTCCACTCTCTCATAAACTGTCCAATAGATGGTGTCTCTTCATACGTAGCAGAGTTGTTAGCTAATGCACGTTGACCTTGACCATCCCACCAAGCACCTGCCTTAGCATGTGCCATCTTATCATCTGATAAATCTGACAAACTAATCATTGCACTCCGTCTGACTCCACCCACAACAACAACTTCCCCGATCTTGCAGAGAATATCATGACACTCAAGGGAAGTGAGACGGCGACCTGCTGCTCCTTTAAACTTGGTGACACAAAACTTATAAAGTTCTTCCAAAGGTCCTGGTCCAGAAGCACGTCCTCCAAATGTTTTAAGTCTAGCTCCTGCTGGGCGAACTCGTGATACGTCGAACTTTGGAATCTCGCCAGCGTATAGAAGAGCCAAGAGTTGTCGAAGTGATTTAGCCCATCCTTCTTTAGAATCCGAAACAACAATAGAAGTCTTACTATCAAACAACTGCTCTGGCACTTCAGGTAATTTCTTAACATACTGTTGCTCCACTGAGAATCCAACACCAGTACCACAGAGAAGGATATACATCGCTTCGTCAAAGGCTTTAGGGTCATCGATAGGAAGATAAGAACAATTGAATGCAGCTACATTCTGACGTTCTAATGCAGGACCTGCTGTCATTACTGCTCTCATGCTAGGCACTACGTCTAATGCTACTACTGCTTGTTCTAACTCTGCACGTAGTTCCTTAGTCAGAGTATAGTTTTGTTTCTCTGATAGATGCTTCTCCATAAAATCAAAGTAACGTGCTACTGTTTCATTCCAATGTTCTCTGCGTCCCTTGTCATCTAGGTAACGACTGTATCTGGACTTAGCAATAAAGGTGTTGTAAGGTGTCATGCTGTATGCTGTCATTCTTCTTCCGTCCAATCTACTTCTTTAAGAAGTCTTGTATAATTATTTTCAATGATATCACCGAAGGTTTCAACTAAATCTTCTGAAGCTATATCGAGTAGCTCCAGAAGAATCACTTCATCTAAACTCTTCAACCGTTCTTTTAACTCTGGCAGTGTAAGAGTATTCACAGTTTATTTCTTCTTAACTATTTTTGTATCTGCTTCTTTAGCTGGAGTAGCTGCCATACATTTCTCAGCAAACTCAATTGCTTTCTCAGCAGCTTCAATCATTGCTCGTAATTGTTTGATAGCTTCCTGTGGTTTGTAATCAGATACCCAAAATTGAGTAGCATCTTTTAACCCTGTCTGAATTGTAAGATCAATCCACCAATCAGCAGCATCTTTGAATGCTCCGTCTACATTAACGAATGCGTTGTTCTTAGGAAAGAACTTATTAAAATTAATTGTGTCTTTAGCTTTTTTAGTATCGAACATTGTATACTCCTTTAATTGTGTTAGTATATTATTATACATTTATTTCTCCCAATTGTCAATCATTCGTTGAAGATACCACTGTGCCTTCTTTAGATCTTCAACTCCGTTCTTATGCTTCCATCGCCACAGGTACTTGATAGCGTTGCCAGTACACATAGCTTCCATTCCATCTAAATCTTTCACCGCCTGTGCAATAGCATCGATACATTCTATGTCTCCTTGTGTATAGTGTGCAGGAGAATTAACCATATCTTTATCATCTGCCATTGGGGTTTGCTGCAGTTTAAACCAATACTCTTCTAAATCTCTGTTGTTTACTTTTAACTTCTCATATCCATAAGGCTCAGGCATTGCTACTGGATTCATAGGTATTTATCCTTTAAGAATTTTAGAGACACAAACATCTCATCAAAGCAACCATCATTAACCTCATGCAACACTACGATACCTCGCCAGTAGTGATTACCTTGAGCACCCATGTAATCTTCATCATGCTCGTAGCAGCTACCAGCTATGATAGCCGTAAGAGTTTTCCCATCTGCTCTAATAGCGTAAGCGACTTGTCTACCTTGCTGATGACCCACAATACACGACTGGTGTTTCTTGGAGATAATCGCTGCGGCTGTTCCAACAGGTCTATTAAGTGCTCCCGAAGTAACGTAATGGGCATATAGAACACCATCAATAATAACAGGCTGCTCAAACGGTATAACTTCCCAGCCAGCTTCAACATACTTTAGATCCTCTATAGAAATAGTTCCATCTAGCATTGAATCATTCTCTACTGCACGATTGATACGATGTTCATGGTTACCTATTGTCAACACCATGCGTGGCTTGTAGACCTTCTCCTTATTCTTACGTTGCCTTGCTTGTAAAGTTCGTAAAGGTTTAAGGAGAATATCCATAGCCTGTTGTGTTGCCATTACATCATGCTTATATCGTCTACCTTCGAATGACTTCTTTCCTTTGTCGTAACTTGATAAGCTTGGCATGTCCGCAAAGTCGCCAATATTAATAATAACATCAGGACGCTTCTTAACAATGTAGTTTCCAATCGCTCTTAGGAATGAGTAGTCATGCCCAGGTTTAACTTGTACATCAGGTATTACTAGATGAGTCGTCAAAGTAATCTCCTCCGATTTGATACCCATACAATGCAGACAATGCACGATTAAATACTGCAGTAACCTCATGATGACTAGATCCATCAGGTAGTGTAGTCTGTAATGTCACAGCACTGCCTTCGTCTTCATCTTCATACTCAGACAATCTAATAAAGATATTCATTTGTTTCCTTTCACTAGTAGAAGTACATCTACCTGGTGTTGTAAATTATTAATCTTCTGTACCATATCAAAGAAGTGATCTGCATCAACTAAGGCTAGTGGCTTACTGTTATTTTGTTTTAAGATAACTAGTGGCTCAACTAATCCATGTGTCTTTGCTTGCTCATAGTCTTTATATACTGCAATAGCTGCTCTGTTCTTACACTCAACTGTGTAGTTAAACAGCGACCTAGCCAAAGGACTGAGCTGCACATCCTCTCCACTCGCTCCCATGCTCGTTGACCGTACATCATCTTGGTGTAGAGTTGGAAAGCGATTGAGTATCTGATCCCTTGTCCACTGCTGTAGCTTTCTTCCTTTTGCTTTTGCTGACTGTGGTTTCAAGTTTAATTACCTTTCTAGATTTGATCCATGCTTTAGGAATATGCATCCTTGCATTGGTAAAAGTACCTGACACAGTAGAAGCAATACAGATAGCATCCTTAGTTTCTGAGACAACAAATCCTGCAGTCACAACATGATGAATATCAGGCTTCTCATCTTCTTCCCAGCCACCATCAGATACTGCATCAACCCAATGAACAACCACTAACTTGGTGGAGTCCATAACTGGTTTGCTTCTCGCCGTATCCAAAGGAGTCTTCCGTTTTCCAGCACCCTTTCTGTGTTCCCTGCGTAAGCTTCCAGGACAGCAAGATACATCTCCTGTTCGTTTTTGCATTCTTTAAGTAGCCTTTCTGCTTTAACTGTTCCAATGCCTTTGATACCGATGATATTGTCAACTCTATCTCCCATTAGTATCTGTTTATAAAAATTCTTAATGCCTTCTTCTTCAGTGATATAGTAGAATGTATCCTTAACAAAGTTATAGTGATCTCCTCTGAGCATATCTAAATCTTTGTCGATAGAACAAATACAATACTCACCTTCTGTCATCTCATAAGCAGCAATACCAATAGCATCATCTGCTTCTTGGTCCTCAATCATTACAAATCCCCAGGCTTGTTGCATGTAGTCTCTGAGTCTGTCGTAATGCTTGGGCTTAGCAGATTTTCTATTCCCTTTATAAGGTGCAGTGATAGCTACTTCATTTCTAAAGTTACGCTTACCAGTTAAGTATCCTTGGTACGATTCAAAGTTATTAAAGAGTAGCATGTCTTCAATAAACTCACTACATCTAGCTAAAGCTATTGACTCTGGTTCTTCTTCAGAAGCAAAGCCAATGCGATAGACTAGTATGTCCCCATCAATCAGGGCTTTAAACATTAAAGAGCTTCTTCTTCCAAGTCAGCAAGGTTAACACCTTCTGGTTTGTACTCAATCAGTTCCTTGATAATCAACTTCGATACACCAACACCAACTCCAGACTTACCCTGGAAGTTATACTTGTAAGGTTTAATCAAAGCAACTGCCTTAGATCCGTTAGCTACTTTAGCTTTAATAATATTACCGCCTTCATCTACTGCAGTAATGGGGTAGAGTTTACTCTTAGCAGTGATAAAGAATCCTTGGTCTGGTTTCTTGGCATCGTTGCGTACATTGATACCCATCTCCATCAAAGTCTTAACAGCATCCTTACTTAGATTGCTCAAGTCTACTTGATACTTACCTGAGAGTTTGTTTGGTTCATCCAAAGCAGCCCAAAAAATGTCAGCTTGAATCGGTAAAGGTTTAGTCATATCCATTTATTTCTCCTATTAAAATTACAACATATATTATACCACGTTTTAGTGCAACTGTCCACTACTTTCACTATCTAATTTGTCTTCATATTCAAGGACTTGTATTGATCTCTTTAATAATTCAAGAGTCTCTTGATTAGGTAGACATGTATATACAACAAGATAATCTTTATCATTACCCAGGATTACCATTGGGTCTACACCTTCAGGAATATTCATGGACGCATACCAACTTCCTTGATAGCTTTAAGATATACTTCCATTGACTGTAGTTCATTCATTACTTCTAACAACTGTTGACGAACACAAGCAACTGAATCACCTGTTCGTAATGCTTCTAATACTGCGTCTTTGATTATGCTCATCAATGTGTTTCCTTCCATGAGTTACCTACTTTATATTCACCACCCAACGGACAACGCATCTCTAATACTTTACCTGCATTCTCAATTGACTGTACTCCAATCCTGCCTACCATATCTGCGTATGATTCTTCTACTTCAATCTGCCATTCGTCATGCACGTTAGCTACAAACTTGTAATCAATATTAAATTTACTAAGTGATTCATCTAACAACACGACTGCTTGCTTCATGACAACCGCACCTGCACTCTGGAGTAGTGTGTTAAGTGCTGCGTGGTCAGACCTAACCTGTAGTCTACGTCCATCAAGACCTGGTAACGTGCCTGAGTTCTTAGCGATACGACTAACTTTTTCTCTAAGTTCTTTGAGCGACGGAGTATTCCGCAGAAAACGAGACTTAAGTTCTTGTCCTTCTTTCGCTCCAGCACCAACAACCTTCCCGATTTTCGCATCCCCTGCACCATAGAGGAATGCATATATAAACGTCTTTGCTTGATTCCTGTTGTCAAGCCCAGCAGCTTTTTGATTGGCTGTGTGGATGTCACCTGAAACGACTTCACTTGTGTACGCATCGTCTTTCATATAGTGAGCCAGCATTCTCAACTCCAGTCCTGAAGCATCGATACCAACTAACTTATATCCTTTCTCTACAATCCATAGATCCCTGCAGTCTTCTCCATAAGGACTGCCACTGTTAGGTACTTGTGCCATGTTAGGTGACATGTGCGTCATACGTCCTGTGACTGCACCATTTGTAATCACCTTTCCATGTACCCTACCATCACTACCTAATGCCTTTAGCCACGATTCTATTTGAGCTATCCTCTTTTGCAACATAAGATATTCATTGATCGCTTTAGCTTCAGGTATATCTAAACCTTCGAGCGTCCCTTCGTCGATGATCGGCTGCCCTGTTTCTGTGAACTTGTCTGGCTTCCAACCTTTTTCTTTAAGTCTCTCACCAATTTGTTTTCTACTGCCTGGGTTGAAGGTTTCGACTTTGGCTTTGAGATTCTTACCTGTTTTTTCTGAGACTCTTTCAATTGTTTTTGCTGGGAAAATACTCTGCATCTCAACTTCAATAGCAGCCAGCTTACTAGTAAGTTCAGATAAAAGGATTGTAGCTTTCTTTTCATCCAACTTAAAACCGTTTCGTTCTTGCTTTGCGATGATCGCTTGGACCTTGTGTTCAAGTTCAATACTCCTTTGTTCAAATTTGTTATACTTCAGTTCGTTAATCAATACATCATACAACTTCTGTGTTACAAGGGTATCTTGGATACAGTATGTCTCCATCTCTGGAGTAAACCCACCATCCCAATCACTGAACTCACCCTTGGGAAAACCTAATCGTTTACCCCATGCATCAAGACTGTGTCCCCCTTCGAGACTTGGATTTAACAGGCGACTTAACACGAGCGTATCGCACACTAGGTTCTGGTTCATCGTAACGCTCCAGGTCTTCTCTAGTATTGGTTTGTCGAAGGCTAATCCGTTGTGCATGATAATCAAATCGCAACTGTCCAAATACCTTTGTAATCCGCTTGCTTGTTTCCATGATACTACTGCTCCTGTCTCAATGTCCCTAGTAACTACTAACCAAATCTTATCGTGTGTACTGTTTGTTTCTATGTCCAGTACAATCTTCATTTATTTCTCCAGTACCTATCTTTAGGGTTAGCCAACATAGACTTTAATAATTCATCCACTGAAGTAAACCACTGATCCACTCTCATTCCATCATATGTAGTGATAGTAAAACTCATTCTGTTACTCCTTGTCTTACTCTCCAGGGATACTTATCTTCCAACCAAAAGCATCTCATCTCTCCGTTTTTAGTAGATAAGAAACCCCTCCATATTGAATGCTTAGTACTAAAGTCATTGCATGTAAGTGCTTGAATATCAAGGTAAATTCCTTTAGCTGTCCATCCCAACACACAAGCAGCAATACCCACTACAATAAACTTAAGCAAATAACCCCCATTTAGTTAACGAATGTACAATGTAGCTTATGAACCCCACTAAGTAGAGTAACACTGCTACAAACTCAACCAAGAATAGTGGTGCATCCCTTTGCAAGATACCTGCTAAAGTCCACAATACTGACCCAATCAGACCAAAGAATAGATTCAAAGGATACACATTGAAACTTGTCAGTGCTATTCCAATCAGACAAAACGTAGTTCCTAACCATTTCATTCCTATCAATTGCAGATTATTGTGTTTGGACATACGGTACATGTCGTTACCTTTCCGTTAATCATAACTGTTGTTGTTGTACATGCCATACTAATATTATACACCATCATAGCAATGATAGCAATCACTAACTTATTCATAATCCATCCTCCTCTGGTGGTAATTCATTCATACGTCCAGTGTTACGACTATATAACAGACGACAAGCAAGCCCAGTAAGACCACTGAAACGATTCTTGAGAACTCGAACATAAGTAGTATTCCTTTCATTAGTATCTGCTGCCTGTCCATTACGCTCTAAACCTATCACCATGTCACTTAACTGTGCGATACTACCACTACCCCTTAACTGTGCCAATGACGTAGCTGCACCCTCTTCATGACCCTTAGAATCAGGACGCTTAAGATGCGACACAACAAACAAAGCAATGCCAGTCTCTTGCACCAACATACGCAGCTTAGTCATGATCTCATCTAATGCTTTGCGTTCATCACCTGATTCCTGGGCAGATACAATAATGCTTACGTGATCTACGAATACATACTTGCAGCCCAGCCCCCTAGCCATGAACCTAACCCGATTGATAATGTTATCAACGCTAGTGCTACCAAAGTGATCAAACAAAAACAACCTATCAGTACCAAGTGTGCTATCAAACGCATGTC